GTTTCCGTTTGGGGATCATGACGACTTGGTTGATTCTACAACACAGGCGATCATGCGATTCAGACAGGGCGGTCTGATCGGTCACCCTGAAGATTATATCGACGAAAAAGTCGAACAACGTAAAAGGAATTATTATTAATATGGGTATAATTACAAAAGGCATGGGCGCAATCATGAAACTTAAAAAAAGCAGAAAAGTTTCTGATTTAAAAAAAGCTGGAAAAGTTCCAATAAAAAGAAAAACAATAGATAAATTTGGAAGAGAAAGAACAAACATAGATTATGTAGGTGGACCTTTAAAAGGTTTTTCATATAAACCTAAAATGCCTAGAAAAAGAGGACAGGGTAAATTGTTTGGTGAAAAATTTGAAAAACCAAAAAAAGATTTTAAGCAATTACAATTTAAATTTAAAGGTATGAATAAAGTAAATCCAGAAAAAAGATTAAAACAATCTATAAAAAAATCAGAGGTTAAATAATGACAATAATTACAAAAGGTATGGGTGCAATCATGAAATCTAAAATGAAAAAAGCTGGTGTTAAAAAACCAACTTTTCCGGGTCCAAGAGCCTCGGAGCTTTTGGATAAAGAATTTAAAAAAAGAATAAAATATCAAAAACCTGGTCCTGATGTAGTAGAAACCGCTGCAAGAATGCGTAAAGGTAAACCTGGTAAAAGTTTCATTGAATTAAATGAAAGAATTAATCGAAGTTTTTTTAAAGGTAAATAATGGCAATAAGATTTGGAATGACAATAGCTGAAATGATCGCTCAACTCACGAAAGGATTTAGATCAGTTGCCGGTAGAAATCCTGATGGTTTAGAGAAAATAAAAATTCAACAAGAAGCTGTACAAAGATTTAAAGACATGAACAAGGTTGTCGATATGGAAGGTAAAGCTATCGATACATCTAAAGGTATTATGGGCGGTAAACAGATTCAAGACTCACCAGAGTTTGGTGAAAAAGTTAGAAGAATTTATGACGAAGCCAAAGGACCAGGTAAAGGTCAAGAGATGGTTGATGCACTAGGATCACCAGGTGCTAGAAGATCATACGAAACTATGGAAGCACAATTAGGTGTAAGATTATATGGTGATGAAACATTTGATGAAATATTAGAAATACAAAGAACAGGTAAACACCCAAGAGGTGAACCAAAAAAAGTTAAAGAAACAGAAGCAGAGATAGCTGCTAGAATGAGAAGAGAAAACAAAGAAGCTGCTGAGAGAATTAGAAGAAAACAAAAAGAAACAATGGATGACATGAAAGAAATTGAAGATCCAGAAGACATGGCAGAAGGTGGACGTATTGGTTACAAGGATGGACCTGATCAACCAGGTAGAAGAAAGTTTATGAAAATTATGGGAGGTCTCGCAGCTCTGCCTATAGTTGGTAAATTTTTTAAAGGAGCAAAAGTTGCAGCACCAGCTGCACAAGCTGTAAAAGAAACTGTTCAACAAGCTCCGTCGTATTTTTTTGACCTAGCAGCAAAAATTAAAATACTAGGTAAAGAATCAAGCACAGCTCGAAGAGAAAGAATGGTCGAGGTTAATTATAAAAATTACACATTAGAAGAAGATCTAGTAACAGGTGATATGACAATCATAAAACGAAAGGGAGATCCTGATTTTGCTTATGAAGAAGAAGTCATGTCACTTAGAAAAGGTCAAGCTGATGAAATGACAAAAGGTAAAACACCACCAGATGAATATGAAGAACTTACAGTTAGACCAGACGGAGAAGGTAAGATGAAAGATGTTGAAGATGGTATTGAGCCAGAAAGTATTCAAGAAATTGTAGAAGAAGTAGGACAAGGTGGTGGTAATCTTGATCAAAGAACTTTAGAAGAAATTGCACGAGGTAAACTAGCATCTGGTGGCGTTGCAATGATGTTAGGAGAATAATGACTCCAAAAGAATACAAACAGATGATGGACTACCTGACTCGATCAGGTATTCGAAAACAAATCAAGTTCGCATCAGATATCGCAAGACCAGATCCAAAACCAGAAATCAAAGAGATAGAAGCAATCAATGCATTTATGAGACGTAATCCACGAGCTGATGGTGGACGGATTGGTTTTGCTGATGGAACAACCTCTAAAACTCAAACTAAAATTTTTAAATATCCAAAAAAATATTACAACTCAAGAACTAAAAAAGTAGAAACAGTATATTCTAAAAATCCACCTCCAAGTAATGTTGGTGTAGTGAGCGACTTTAGCCGTGCAAAAAGTGAAGCATCGTTTAAAGCATTTGAAGACAAATTTGGTAAAAAACTTTTAAATAAAATGGCTCAATCACAATATGGTAAAAATTTTAGAGAGCTGGATAAAAATAATGAATTAAAATTTTTTAAAAACCAAGTAAATAAATATGAGGATTTTATAAAAGAAAATAAAAGATATCCAAATAAATCTGAAGCATACAGTATTGGTTTAAAACAAAGTGGAAAAAGAGCTTCACCTTTTACAGATGAAATAAAAAATAAAATTAAAAATATATATACTTCTGGTAAAGGGGGTTCTACTTATATATCTAAAAAACTAGCAGAAGAAGGAACTAATATTGATGATTCAACTATCAGAAGATTCTTAACTGCCGAAGAACAAGCAGGTAGATTAAAAAGACCAAAAAAATTTCAAACACAAGCGGCTGATCCAACATTACCTGCAGATAGATATAATATTGTTAGAGAAGTTACCGATAGAGATTTAAGAGGGTTTACAGTTGGTAGAAGTGGTGCTGAAGTTTTAGCTCCTAAAGGATCTAAATATAAAATAACTTTTAAAGCTGCAAGAACACCTGAAACCTCTAAGGGACCTTTAGAGTATCAAGGTACTCAATACTATAAAACAAAAACTCAGGCTAATAACGCATTAAAAGGTTATAAAAAATTTTCTAAAGATTTAAAAAAAACAGGTAAAGCTGGAAGAAGTTTAAGAGATATAATACTTAGAGATATTTCTGATCCTAATGTTGAATCCGCGATACTTAGATTAAAAGAGGGAGAAGATTTAGCAACAGCTCATAGATTAAGTTATAAACAAGTTAAAAAGTTAGGTCAGTTATATAATATAGCTAATTTAGGTGTTGAAGATCCTGCAATTAATAGTGGTGCTATTAGAAGATTTGAAAATAAATTAGAAAGATTATATGAAGAACAAAGAAATTTAATTAAAACTGCAAAACGTTCTACTAATAAGAATTTACCGGTTCCTAAAAATCTACAAGATAAAATCGATTTAAATAATAGAAAAATATCAGCTGTTGTTGATTTAACAAATCAAAGAATTCAAGGAGTTTTAATTGATACAAAAACATTAAAACCATCTACGTATGGCATAAACTACATAAAAACTTACGGCATGGGTTTGTTAGAAAATAAAAATGTAAAAGATATTACTAATGCAGATTTAAATTTAATTGAATTAAACCTTCAAAATCAAATAAATAGAGAAAATAGATTAGGCGCAAAAACAGAATCTTTTTTAAGAGATAGACAACAACTATTAAAATACGTAGATGATTTAGCGAAGCCGGGTTTTTTATCTAAAATACCTGCTAAACTAAGACCATTAGCTTTAGGAACTGGATTAACAATAGGTGGTATATCAGCTGCAGCGGCAGCCGATGATAATTCGCAGTCAACAGGATTTACAACGGGAGAAAAAGCTGCTGGAGCCGCCGCTGCCGGTTCACTTGCAATTAAACCTGTTAGAAAGGCAGCTCTTAAAACTGTAGCTGCCGCACTAGGACCTCTTCCTGTAGCGGCTACATATCCAGCATTTGGTTTTGATATTAAAAATCCTATTGATAGATTAATACTTGGAGCAGAACTCGCCGGTGCACCTTCTTTGGTAAAAGCATCACTATCTGCAACAGATAAGATAAAAAATCCTTTACTGAGAAAAGCAGCACAATCAATCACTGTTGGAAGCCCTAAATTAGCTTTACGTTTAGCAAGAATAGCATCACCCATTGGTATCGCATCACTTGCTGGTGAAGGTTTATATCAAGCAGGTAAGTTTACTAAAAAAAGAATGGATGAATTAAAATCAATGACACCAGAACAAAGACAAGAATTAAGAAGACAAGGAGAAGCGCAAGCATTTGATCCTTTTATGGCAGCAGGCGGTGGTATTGCTAAACTAGCTGGTGTGGACTCAGGCCCACCACCAGAAAAAGGACCAAACTCACAAGGGTTGCAAGGTTTAATGAAACGTGTTAGGAATAGATAGGAGTATATATGGCAGAAATAGACAAAGGACTCCCGAACACTAGAACTAAATTAGATATCCCTTCAGAAGAAGAGATAGCAGAACAAGTTGCTGTTCAGGAACCACAAGAAGAAAAAGGACCAATTGAAGTTATACCAGAAGAAGATGGTGGTGTAACATTAGACTTTGAACCGGGAGCTATCAACGTACCGGGAACCGAATCACATTTTGATAATTTAGCAGATCTTTTACCAGAAGAAGTTTTAGAGCCAATCGGGAACGAGATGGTGCAAAACTATATGGATTATAAAGCATCAAGAAAAGATTGGGAGAGAGGATACACAGAGGGACTTGACTTACTAGGATTTAAATACGAAAACAGAACTGAACCATTTCAAGGGGCAAGTGGTGCAACGCATCCTGTCATGGCGGAGGCTGTCACACAGTTTCAAGCACAAGCATACAAAGAATTATTACCGGCAGACGGACCAGTTAGAACACAAGTTATTGGTGTAAAAAATCCAACGACAGAGCAACAAGCGACTCGTGTAAAAGATTTTATGAATTATCTGATTATGGATCAAATGAAAGAATATGAAGCAGAGTTTGACTCTATGTTATTTCATTTACCACTTGCAGGTTCTACATTTAAAAAAGTTTACTATGATGTAAATATGGGAAGAGCTGTATCTAAGTTTGTTCCTGCAGATGAATTAATTGTTCCGTACACGGCTACTTCATTAGATGATGCGGAAGCTATTATTCATACAATTAAAATATCTGAAAACGAATTAAGAAAACAACAGGTCAATGGTTTCTACAGAGATATAGAACTTGGACCACCAAGTAATGTTGAAAAAAATGATTTAGAGAAAAAAGAACGTGATCTTGAAGGTAGTAAAAAAACTGGTAAGAACGAACCAATTTATACTTTATTAGAGTGTCACGTTAATTTAGACTTAGAAGGTTTTGAAGAAGTCGGTGCAGACGGACAACCGACTGGAATAAAATTGCCTTACATCGTAACTGTTGAAGAAGGTAATAGGAAAGTTCTTTCTATTAGAAGGAACTTCGCGCCCAATGATCTAAAGAAAAATAAAATCCAATATTTTGTCCATTTTAAATTTCTGCCAGGACTAGGATTTTATGGCTTTGGACTCATTCATATGATTGGCGGATTGAGTCGTACGGCAACGGCGGCTCTCCGTCAATTATTAGATGCAGGTACCCTATCAAACTTACCAGCAGGATTTAAACAGCGAGGTGTAAGAGTTAGAGATGAAGCAGCTCCAATACAACCAGGTGAATTTAAAGATGTGGATGCACCAGGTGGTAGTTTGCGTGATGCATTCTTTCCACTACCATACAAAGAGCCGTCTCAAACATTATTAAATTTATTAGGCATAGTTGTACAAGCAGGTCAAAGGTTTGCAGCTATTGCTGATATGCAAGTAGGTGATGGTAACCAAGCAGCAGCTGTGGGCACAACTATTGCATTATTAGAACGTGGTTCAAGAGTCATGTCTGCAATACACAAAAGATGTTATGCAGCAATGAAAAAAGAATTTAAATTATTAGCAACTGTAGTTTCACAATATTTACCACCAGAGTATCCGTATGATGTTGTTGGTGGTGCAAGAAATGTAAAACAAGCTGACTTTGATGATAGAATCGATGTAATACCAGTTGCGGATCCAAATATTTTTTCAATGTCTCAAAGAATTACTTTAGCACAAACACAATTACAGATAGCAACATCAAATCCACAGCTACATAACATGTATCAGATTTATAGAAATATGTATGAAGCGATTGGTGTAAAAAATGTAGATGCAGTATTACCTGCGCCAGCGCCAACAGCACCGATGGATCCAAGTATGGAACACATTAATGCTTTAGCTGGTAAACCTTTTCAAGCTTTTCCTGGTCAAGATCACAGAGCACATATAACAGCTCACTTAAACTTTATGTCTACTAATATTGTTAGAAATAATCCTGCGGTTATGGCTGCAATACAAAAAAATATACTGGAACATATTAGTTTGATGGCACAAGAACAGGTACAATTAGAGTTCAGAGAGCAAATGCAGCAAATGATGATGATGCAACAGCAGGCAGCCATGAATCCACAGGTGCAAGCACAGCTACAAGCACTCACAAATCAGGTCGAGGCAAGAAAATCTGTGTTAATCGCAGAGATGACAGAAGAATTTATGAT